AAGCTTCAGTGGATATCTTAAGGGTATTGTTACTGGTGTTGCTGGAACTTCAGTTACCGTTAAAGTTACAGAAAGAGTTACAACTGCTGGTGTTTCTACTGCGATTACATATGCAGAAAGAGATCAAGCATCTTCATTCCGTCCAGGCAACCAAGTTAAGTTTATTAACAGTGCAGGAGCAGTACAAGCAACTCAAACATTGAGTGCTCAATCATACTCCGCAACTGACTGGTATGATTCACAGACTCTAGGATTAACTAACTCTACCGTTTACTGGAAGTCGATTGCACCAAAACCAACAACTTCTCAGTTTGCTGTAGACAGACAATCAAAGAATGATGGTATTCACGTTGCTATTGTAGATGACACTGGTGCAGTGACAGGTATACAGGGTAATCTTCTTGAGAAGTGGACTAATCTTTCTAAAGCAAAAGATGCAGTTTCTGCAGTCAATCCTCCACAGAAGACATTCTGGAAAGACTATCTTGCAGATTACTCAGCATATGTATATGCAGGTGATGATCCTTCAGATGGTTCTGATGGAGATGTAGCTGCTTCTGGATTCAGTTCAGGATTTACTGCAATTACAACTGCTGCTGGTGGTTGGAATAAGGATGCACAGGGAATAACATTTAACGTTATAGGAAATAGTACATATACACTTTCAGCTGGTGTTGATTATTCTGCTACTGGTGGAATGCAAGCATCACTTGGAGATTTGATAACTGCATACAAACTCTTTAGTAATAAGGATGAGATTGCAGTTGACTATCTAATCAATGGTCCTAGTTTAGATAATGTAAATTCATCTCAAGCAAAAGCAAATATCTTGCTTTCAATTGCTGCTGCAAGAAAAGACTGTATGGCAGTCATTTCACCTGATAGAACAGGTGTTGTTGGTGTAACTAATACCGACACGCAGACAGATAATATCATTGAGTTCTTCTCATCACTCAAATCTACATCTTATGGTGTATTTGATAGTGGTTACAAGTACACATATGATAGATTCAACAATAAGTTCCGTTACATTCCAACGAATGCTGACATTGCTGGACTTATGGTAAGGACAAGTATTGAAGCTTATCCTTGGTTCTCACCTGCTGGACAGCAAAGAGGAACATTGAATAATGCAGTTAAACTTGCATACAACCCATCTAAAGCACAAAGAGATCAACTTTATCCTCTAAGAATTAACTCTATTGTTAATCAACCAGGATCTGGAATTCTCTTGTTTGGTGACAAAACATCTCTTGCATATGCATCTGCATTTGATCGCATTAATGTTCGCAGATTGTTCCTAACAATTGAGCAATCACTAGAAAGAGCTGCACAAGCACAACTCTTTGAACTTAATGATCAGGTCACAAGAGCAAACTTCATCAACATTGTCGAACCATATCTAAGAGATATTGAAGCAAAACGAGGTCTTTATGGATTCCTCGTCATTTGTGATGAAACTAATAACACTCCTGATGTGATTGATAATAATGAATTTAGAGCAGACATCTTCTTGAAGCCTGCCAAGTCGATTAACTACGTAACACTAACCTTCGTTGCTACCAGAACTGGGGTAAGCTTCGAGGAAGTTGCTGGTCGAGTTTAATTTAATCATATCTAAATAACAAAAGGAGGAACTAAAAAAAATGGCTGAAATCCCAACAAGAACCATATCCCAGTTTAAGTCTAAACTTACTGGTGGTGGTGCAAGGCCGAATCTGTTTGAAGTGCAAGTAAACTTCCCCGCTGGAGTGAGTCTAGGCATTCAAGGTGATGGTGGTCCAACAGAATTTGATGGAGATAATTTCAGATTCATGTGTAAGGCAGCTGCTTTACCAGCATCTAATGTAGCATCAATCGATGTTCCATTTAGAGGACGTATTTTGAAAGTTGCTGGAGACAGAACTTTTGAAACATGGACAGTGACGGTAATAAACGATGAGAACTTTGATCACAGAAGAAATTTTGAAGCATGGGCTCAAAACATTGCCCAGTATGGAGATGCATCTGGTCTAGTTAATCCTAGTGATTACATGGGTCAAGCAACTGTTTATCAACTTGGTAGAAGTGCTGCAGGTGCTCAAGCATCTGGATCTCCCGCTGATGCATCAAGCATTCTTGCTCAATATAAGTTCGTGGATATTTTCCCAACTACTATTTCTTCAATAGATCTTTCATACGATAACACTGATGCTCTTGAAGAGTTTACCGTTGAGTTCCAAGTTCAATACTACTACCCAGAAGCAGCAGGTTCTGGAGCTTGATAAATAGGTATACTAAGAGTTAAATTTTAATAATGGCAAAGTTATTTGGCTTTTCTATTGATGAAAAGGAACCACTAGCCCCAACGGCGGTCTCCCCTGTTCCTCCCAATAAGGAGGATCAGTCTGACCACTATTTGACTAGTGGTTTCTTTGGTTCTTATGTAGACTTAGAAGGTATATATCGTACTGAGTTTGACTTAATTAAGAGATATAGAGAGATGGCACTGCATCCAGAAGTGGATAGTGCAATAGAAGACATAGTAAATGAAGCAATAGTTTCGGATACAAATGATGCTCCAGTCACAATTGATTTAGATAATCTAAACGCAAGTGATGGAATAAAAAAGAAACTTAGAGAAGAATTTAAACAGATTATTGATCTATTAGACTTTGATTCTAAGGCGCACGAGATTTATAGAAACTGGTATATAGACGGAAGACTATATTATCATAAGGTAATTGATGTCAAAAGACCTCATGAGGGAATTCAAGAGTTAAGATATATTGACTCTATGAAGATGAGGTTTGTAAGACAGAAGAAAAGAAATAAAAATGAGCAGAATAGGTTGGCAAATAGTCAACAAGACAATCCTATGGAATATGAATTTCCAGAGATTGAAGAGTATTTTGAATATAATCCAAAGGCAGTATGGCCTAGTGGAAACCCATCTGCTGCTGGAATGGGTAATAAAGGAATAAGAATGACCAGAGATTCAGTTGCATACTGCACATCTGGATTAGTTGATAGAAATAAGGGATCAACTTTATCATATCTACACAAAGCAATTAAAGCCGTCAATCAACTTCGTATGATTGAGGATAGTCTTGTAATTTATAGACTATCAAGAGCACCAGAACGTAGAATATTCTACATTGATGTTGGTAATCTACCTAAAGTTAAGGCAGAACAATACCTTCGTGATGTAATGAATAGGTATCGTAACAAGTTAGTATATGATGCTGGCACTGGTGAGATCAGAGATGATAAGAAATATATGAGTATGCTTGAAGATTTCTGGTTGCCACGTAGAGAAGGTGGAAGAGGAACTGAGATCACAACTTTACCTGGTGGACAAAACCTTGGTGAAATTACTGATATCAAATACTTCCAAGACAAGCTTTATAGGTCATTAAATGTACCTGTTACTAGAGCACCATCTAATGAAAGTGGATTTAATCTTGGTAGATCATCAGAAATCTTAAGAGATGAGGTTAAATTTAGTAAGTTTGTTGGACGTTTGAGAAAGAGATTCTCTAATTTGTTCAATGATATGCTCAGAACTCAACTATTATTGAAGAATATTGTCACTCCTGAAGACTGGGAATTGATGAGTGAGCATATACAATATGACTTCTTATATGATAATCACTTTGCAGAACTTAAAGAGTCTGAATTATTTAATGAAAGACTCACTATGGTTGCAGCTGCAGAACCATATGTTGGCAAATATTTCTCACAAGATTATGTTAGACGTAAGGTACTTCATCAGACAGATGAGGAAATAGTTGAACAGGATGAGATTATCCAACAGGAAATTGATGATGGTATCATTCCTGATCCAAGTATGATGGTAGATCCTGAAGCAATGGGTCAACAAATTGATCCAAATACAGGCGCACCATTTGCAAATGGGGGTGGAGTTCCTATGGAACCAGACCTTCAAGCATCAGAAAAAAAGATGAGTAAGGTGGCAGAAATGCCAAAAGGAGGGGAAATTTAACCCTCCCACACTAAATGTGTATAAATACTAACGATTAAACTTTCTAAACTATGGATGAATTAATGGATATGATGGTGGATGATAGTAGTCCTTCTCAGATTAGCGACAAAATCAAAGATTTATTGTATGCTAAATCAGCTGAAAAGGTGGACAACTATAAGAGTATGGTATCAAATTCTCTCTTTGGTGATCAGGAAACTGAGGAACCAGAGGAAACAGAAGCTTCTGCTGAAGTAGAAGTTGAGGATGAAGAGACTGACGATGAAGAAGTTTAATAAATAAATAAAATGAACTGCTCAGAATAATGACTCATAGACCAGTTGAAGATGGTATTGCTTTAGCAACGTCAGTAACATCAGCAAAAACGGCAGCTATTGCAGGAAAATCATCTGCATTAAGAATAGTTGCTACAGGACAGAATACTTTTGTTGCTATTGGTACTGAACCAACTGCAACAACAGCAAACTATGCTATCCCAAAAGATAGTGCAGCAACACTGGCTTTTAGCAATAGTTCTGCTTCGATTGTGGCCTTGGATAAAGGTTCTACCACTACATTAACTTTCCCTGAAGGTACTACTTGTCCATTTGTTGCAGGTGATTATGTTACTTTTACTAACAATATAAATTCAGACTTCAACTTTACTCACCAAAGAGTAAATAGTGTAACTGGTGATGGTTCAATGTATAACTATATTCCAACGAAAGTAGTTGTTGAAAAAGATACTTCTGCTGTTTCTGGAACATTAGATTGTTCTCTTGGTACATGTACTATAAGATCATCTTTTAAAGTTGCTGCTAGAACCGATTCTGGTACTGGTAACGTTTATATTCAACAGATTCAAATCACTGGGGAAGCCTAATGAAACTAATTAGAGAAGAAATAGAAAATGTAGAATTTATCGTTGAAAACCGCAACGGTAAGAAATCTCTTTTTATTGAAGGGGTATTTCTACAGGGGGATATAAAAAACCGTAATGGAAGAATGTATCCTATGGAAACTCTTCGCAGAGAAGTTCACAGGTACAGTGAAAATCACGTTAATGCTGGTAGAGCATTGGGTGAACTGGGTCATCCAGAAGGTCCGACTGTTAACTTGGATCGTGTTTCCCATAAAATCGTTTCTCTTAAAGAGAATGGTTCTAACTTTATAGGTAAAGCTAAGATTTTACACACCCCTATGGGAAAAATTGCTGAGAATTTACTCAGTGAAGGTGTCAAATTAGGAGTCTCTTCTAGAGGAATGGGTTCTTTAAAAATGACAAGAGAGGGTGTTAACATAGTCGGTGAAGATTTCATGTTAGCAACTGCTGCTGATATCGTTGCTGATCCTTCTGCTCCTGATGCATTTGTTTCAGGAATTATGGAAGGTAAAGATTGGGTATGGGACGGTGGTATTCTTCGTGAGAAGTATGCTGCTAAAACATATAAAACAATCAATACATTGGTTGATCAGAAAAAGTTAGACGAGCAAAAGCTTGACTTATTTAACGATTTCTTATCAAATATATAATTTATCTAAATAAATACAGATCTTTAATACAGATAGAATCGGAGAGGATACCAAAATGTCTCGTGGAGATTTACAAGAAATGGAGCAATCCAAAACTGCTGTGAACGCAAATGCTAAACCTGGTGATGTTGCTCTGCCTAAGTCAGGGACTAATGCATCAGGTACTATAACACCTGGTAATACTCCACCTTACGAGGATTTAGGTGGTCCAACACCAGAAAATTCAAGTCCTATTGGAGATTCTAATAAGTTAAAGACTCCAGGCAAGACCCTTAAACAGGTCAGCGATGTAGTTAACAAAGGTGCAAAACCTGCTATGCCAATGCAAAAAGAAGAAGAAGAACTTTCTCAAGAAAATACAATTGAGGA